AAGGTGGACGCCGACGGAAATGGCTGATTGCCCTTTGTCCAGTCTGCCGGACCAATGCTTCGAGTTGAAGCGTCTTCGCAATATCAGGCGCAAGTACCCAATGGAGCGGATCGTATGCGACTTCTGCGAGTACGCAAAATACAACGCGATATGCGCGTTCAGCCCGGAACCCGACGTGCTTCCCGACCCGTATGTTGCACCCGCCGCCAAACCTCGCGGCCCGAAGGCTAAGGACGCCTGCGGCAGGGGGCACCAACGGGCCATCTATGGGCGCAAGCGACTCACAGGCCGGGACGCGGGGGGGTGGTCATGCAAGGAATGCGAGCGGATAAACCTGGCAAAGAGATTGAAGGCAAAGGCCAAATTCTGCCCGGGTTGCGGGGAACCCATCACGATCAACGCGAAACAATGTTTGCCGTGTCGGTTAAAGAGTTTGGTATCTAAGAAGCGAAAGGTGGCCGCGTGACCAAACTGTTCCCCGCGATCCTGATAGCCATGAACATTTGCGCGGCCATCATGTACGCGATGAAGGGTGCGGGTGAGTGGCGGATGGTCTGCTATTGGAGCGCGGCGGCCGTACTGAATTTCGTGGTGACGTTTTGATCCTAAAAGCCAACGCCCTCGCTATACCACTGCGCGACGAATCCGTGCAGATGGCCTGTACTTCGCCGCCCTTCTGGGGCCTGCGGGATTATGGGAATGCCGCCCAACTTGGCCTTGAGAAAACGCCCGAGGAGTACGTCGCCAACATGGTCGCCGTGTTCCGCGAAGTTCGGCGGGTGCTGAAGGACGACGGCGTGCTGTGGCTGAATTTGGGGGATTCGTATGCGGCGCAACGCGGCGGCACTACGCCCCCGGCTGAAACGCTTGCGGGGGGCGTCGGGGGATATGGGGATGACTCCGCGAAACGAGGCCGAAAGGATGGATACAACCCGTCCCGGTTCGCAAGCAGGATCGGCCTCAAGCACAAGGATCTCGTCGGCATCCCGTGGCGTGTCGCCTTCGCCCTGCAAGCGGACGGCTGGTATCTCCGTTCCGACATAATTTGGGCCAAATTAAATCCGATGCCGGAATCGGTTACGGATCGACCTACGAAATCTCATGAATATGTTTTCCTGCTTACAAAATCGGCCAAGTATTTCTATAACGCGGAGGCGATCAAGGAAGACTCTATCACCGAAGATCCACGTAAACCCTATGCCCCCGGGCAGGTCGACGCGAGAGGGAATGGACACGACCGAGGAGGCGGGACGATCAGGACGCTCAAGCAGGATGGCACCGGGAACCCCACTTATACTGGGTTCAATGCCCGATATAGAGAAAACCCCGTAACCGGAAGGAATAAGCGCACCGTTTGGTCCATCGCGACGCAGCCGTTCGCCGGGAGCCATTTTGCCACCTTCCCTGAGGAAATCCCGCGCCTATGCATCCTCGCAGGGAGCAGGCCCGGAGATGTAATCCTTGACCCCTTCGGCGGGAGCGGCACGACAAGCAAGGTCGCGCTCGAGCTGGGCCGCAAGCCCGTCCATATCGACCTGACGTATCACGAACTGGCACGGAAACGAATGACAACTACCCCGGCGATGGCGGGGCTGATGGGATGACCGTCTCTTTCTGGCGGCTCATTCCTGGGTGTTGGCGGATGGGGTGTGGGGACCACGGTACTCAGTACGAGGAGATCAAGATGGACGACAAGTGCGAGAAGTGCGGGATCAACCGGCCGCCGGACCCCTGGGTCACTGGGTTGAACGCCACCCTCCGAGATGGCCCGACGGAGATCCTCTATCGGTGCCGGTGCTCCACCGTGCGGAAGATACCATGGGTTGAGGCGACGGAAGGGTTGCGGGGGCGGGCGTATCTTGCTGAGTTGAGCCGCGATGCGGCGAATGAAGTATCGATGCGAGAGGGGTCGTGATGCCCGAATTGAAAGACGAGAAAGAACTGGAAGATTATTTGTTCGAAACATTCAAAGCCGACGGTCATGGATTTACAACATTTCGCCAATTCTCAATATCGACTTACGGTGTTGTGGATTTAATCAGATTCAAAGCATATAAATATACACCTAATTCTAACAGTAATCCCGTAAATATATTAGACATCGAGATAATTGAATTAAAAAAGGGTAAGATTGGTTATTCTGAGGTTGGTCAAATATTAAGATATAAAAGAGGAATAGATCGATATATTGCGGCACACTTAGGTAGCCGGTTTGATATTGTAAATGTATCTTGTGAACTTATCGGTTCCGACGTAGAGCGTGGCGGAGATTTTGTTTTTCTCGTCAGTTATTTAATAGACAACGACATATTGTCTATAACGACATTCAATTTGATGCTAGAAAAGGGGATTACATTTTCAGAAATGAGATCTGATTGGTATATGACAAATGAAGACTTTAAGGATTTAGATGCTTATTTTAATAAAAATATATTAAAGGCCAACATAAAGGAAATTAATTTGCTACCAGCGTTAAAAGAGGCGAAAACCGGTGCCTGAAAAACGCCGGATGCTCTCCCCGGAGATCCGGAAGGATCCTGAACTTTTGAAACTAAGCCGAGACATTCGACTGTTCTTTTCGTACCTTCTTATGTCCGCTGACGACGCCGGGAATTTTGACGGGGATGAACTCAAGGTGAAGATGGAAACCTTCCCGGGGGACGGTGACGTCACGGTCGAAATTGTGCAGAATTGGCTACTGGAACTCACGAAAGGCAACAGAAAGCGCGGATTCGTTATACCCTACTGCGGCGATAAAGATGACGGCGATAGAATTTATTATCATGTACGTCAGTTCCAGAAGCACCAACCTATTCCGCACCCAACAGCCCCGTCATATCCACTTTTCCCCGGACAATCATATACTTACCACAAAAGAGACAAGGGTGGGAAATGGGAAAATCATACCGTAACCCGCCCAAATTGTACTCGTAAATGCACAAAGACAGTACATGTACAGTACAAGATATGTACATGGTCACTCACGCCAGAAAGGAAGTTAAGGGAAGTTAAGGTAAGGGAAAAAGATCTAAATCTACAACAGCCCGCGGACAACCCAGATGCACCTCCCCCCTCAAAACAGAAATTTCTCGACTTCGTAATGCTCACGGAGAAAGAACATGCGAAGTTAATAGAACGATTTGGGGAAGCAGGAACGGTAGCAATGATCGATCGGTTAAATAATGGCATCGGGTCAAAAGGTTATAAATATAAATCTCATTACCACACAATTCTTTCTTGGGCCGCAAAGGATGGCCCATCGCAGCCACCATCCGAACAACCGCCTCCCAAATCCAAGAACCTATGCGTCGAGGAAGGGTGCGTCAACATCGGCATTATCGGGCAGGGTGGAAGAATGTATTGCCGGAAGCATAATCCAGAATCAATGGAGGTTGGTACATGATTAAAGCCTTCCCGAAGGTGTTCGCCATCGGAACTGACTATATCAAAGATATCTTCAATGAAGAGGTTGAGATTTCGGAGAAGATCGATGGTTCACAGATTGCTTTCGGACTGGTGGACGGGGATCTGATGATCCGATCCAAGGGTGCGCAACTCTATCAAGATAATCCAGAGAAGATGTTCAAGGAGGGGGTCGATTATATCGCCATGATCCAAGGATTGCTACCCGACAATGTTGTGTTTTATGGAGAGTACCTGAAGCATCGGAAGCACAACACGCTCGAGTACACGCGGATTCCAAGGCACCACATCATCCTGTTCGGTGCCGGGTCGGTTCGGGGCGATGTTTTCGACGCCCGGTTCCACGAGTACGCCGGGATCCTGGACCTTGAGGTCGTGCCATTAGAGCGGGCGACCATATCCTCCGCGGAAGAATTACGCGCCTACCTCGACCGGGAGTCCGTACTAGGGGGCACGAAGCGGGAGGGCGTGGTGGTGAAAAATTATTCTCGCCCGTTCCTTCTCGGCGGTCAGCCGATGCCCATGATGTGCGGGAAGTTCGTATCGGAGAAGTTCAAGGAGACGCACCGGGACCGGTGGGGGAAGGAAGAAACAGGAAAGGGTAGATTCGAGACGTTCTGCGATTCGTTTCGAACTGAGGCTCGGTGGCAGAAGGCGATCCAGCACCTTAACGAGCGGGGGGAACTGACAAACTCTCCAAAAGACATCGGGAAACTCCTGAAGGAAATCAACGAGGACATCGAAAGCGAGGAGCAGGATTCGGTCAAGAATTTCCTATGGAAAGAATACAAGCGGGACATCATGCGGGCCGCAACCGGCGGTTTTGCGGAATGGTACAAGGATCAACTGCTAAAGAGGAGTTTTGACCAATGAAGCTCTCCCCACAGGGAGTCATCGATGCCGACGCGGTATTCAGGTACCTGTCGGACCATGACCTGTTCCCGAAGGTTGCCGGGCGGGAGTCCAAGGTGAAGACCCGGGACGAAAGGGTGTGGGTCGAGAAGAGGGCGAAGAAGGAGGAGCGAAGTGATCTATGAAGTGGATTTCTCTCCGGAGTTTGTCGTGTCGTTTTTCATCACCGGGGCGTTGGTCCCATCGGCGGAGGTGGGGAGGGGACTACCCGAAGGTTCGCGCCTATTTAATGTCTTCCCGTCCCGGAGCGGTACGTGGACCGCCCTGTTTGAGGGACCGCCAGGGGGACCGCCGGAGACGGAGGGCGTAGTCGAGCACAGAATAATAACCTTCAAAAGGATTCCGGGGGACGAGAAATGAGATATCCGAAAGTGCCGAGAGTGGAGCGGCCACAAATGCAGAGCGTGAAGGTTACGGGTTTACTCGCGGGCGTTCTCTCGACCGAGATTGCGCTTGCCCTGATTCGGCTCGCCGGGAAGGTTGCGGGAGCGGTCGTTACGATACGGAAGCCGCGCCGGAAACCGTGGCCCCCGCCGCCCGCGGTAGGTGCGGCGTGAAGTCCACCGCCGCCCTCACGAAGATTGCCGACCGCCTCTGGTCAGAGGTTATTCGTGGCCGCGATCCTGTCTGCGTGTGGTGCCGCAGGAGGCCGAGTCGCCAGGCCCATCACGTATTCGGCCGAAGGGCGCGGTCGACACGATGGGCGTTAGACAACGGAGTCGGCATCTGCTTCGGCTGTCACCTGAAGGGGCACGAGAATCCGCTGGACTTCCATGAGCACATCCGCGAACGCCTTGGTCCAGAGAAGTACGACAAGTTGCGGGTCGCGTCGAAGATGGCGATGAAAGTTGATGTCCAGATGATGATCTTCTACCTCCGGGAGTATGCGAAGGAGCGGGGGATAAAGATCGGGGGGAAGAAATGAGAATAGCCGGCCTCGCCATGATCGTCGTGTTGTTTCTTGCGGTGTTTTTCGGCCCTTGGATCGACCGGGCAGATAACTGGAAGGACGCAGCCATCAGGTGCGCCGCCGTGTTGCTACTCACTGCGTATGTCGCCTTCGCCGTTTACTTGGTGTTCGCCCCATGAGGGACCGTGGCCCGTGGTCGGTACGGGATGACGGCGAGGATATCCTTATCGAGTCGGATGACTTCTTCGCACACGACGCCGGGATGATCCTATACGGAGACTTTAAAGACAGGCGACAAAAGAAGAGGTACGCCCGGGAGATAGCCGACGTGTTGAACGCCCACATCAAGACGAGGGAGGGGAAATGACGCTCCATGTTGTCGGCAAGATTGCATCGGACGAGAAGTTCCGCGAATGGGAGTTTATCGGCGTGTTCGATTCGGAGGAGAAGGCGCTGGCCGCGTGTCGGACGCCGGATCACTTCATCGGAAGCGCAACCATGAATTTAGACGTCGGGGATGACCTCGTGGAGTGGCCGAGATTTCGGTACCCGATGAGGGAGGGGAAATGACTGGCCCCCAAGTTTCCAACTGGTACGCCTGCCCTGAGCACGGTCCTGTCGATCCGATACGCCGTCCGGTCAGGATGTCCCTGCGCGGCAACTTATTCGTACCAGAATATGAACTGGTATGCCCCCGTTGCGGGGAGAAAGTGGAGGTGAAGTGTTGAAACCGACGCTGCACGGAATGATGCTGACGGAGATTTTGCCGCACCGTGAAGATTGCGATGAATGGTACCGGTGGCTCGAGGGCCGGGGAATCCCCGCGGCGATCGTGCGGATGCAGGGCGATACCTTCGCCGTATTCCGCAAGGGGACCGTCGTAAATATGTGCGCCAAAGGGAAGTATGAGAAGCGCAAGATCCGGGAGATTGAATCCGTGCGGGTCTTGGAGGTGTTGGCGTCGTGTAACGGGTACATCAACGGAGGGGCGCGATGAACTTGGACAAACCGCGCCGCGTTTTTGTGAGCGACCGCAACTTCATGTCGGAGGTTGAGATTGCCCTGATCGGCCGGATTCCCGAAGGGCGGTTCGTGGAGTATTACGAGCCCTCCGCGGGCCATTGGCGCAGGGAGATGATGGCCCAAGGGGAGGAGATTCGGAAGCCGACGCTTGCTCTCGACGCGGAGGATGCGTTCGAGCTGTATCGGGAACTCCAGAATTTCTTTTCCAACAAGGGGATGAAGACGAAACAGGAGTCCTTCATCGAAGGAGAACTAACTGGAACGAAGCGACACCTGACGGACTTGCGACACTTACTGAAATTGCCGGAGGCGAAATGAAAGCGGCGATCGTGGTCAGGGATGGGGCGATGGTCCAAGTGTTCGACGGGGAGTGGCCGGCCGATCCATGTGATCCGAGAAGCCCCGATCTCAGCAAAGCGAAGGGCGGGTATCTATTCGGCGATGCCACGGCCATCGGGCTCATCGTAAAAATGGTGCTCGGGATAGAGGATCAAGAGAAGTGAGACTCGCCTTCTGGTACAAGTTTTTCCGCCTGTATGAAAACGGAAAGGTGGAGTCATTCATGAAGGCGATCGCGTGCGGGATTCTTCGGCGGAAGACGTTCATAGAGCCGGGGAGGAAGCGGAAATGAGGAAGCGCCGCTGGTGCTACGCGCAATCTCCGAGGGTCTACGAGATATCCTGCGACCTATGCGGCCAGGGGAACATCACTTGGAGCGAGTTCGAGCACATGATCTGGTGCTTTGATTGCGAGAAGGATACCCCAGGAACCGGGGGGATCTTCGACGGCCCGATACCGCTTGGATGTTGCAACCTCATGGGGATTCGCTTCGACCGGATCAACATAAAGACAGGGAAAATAATGAAGCAGGAAAAATGGCGATGCATCAACGGGAGGGAAAGGAAATGAACACAAGCGTAGGTCGCATTGTTGACCTCGGGGACCGCCGCCCGCCCCCGCTAATGTGCTCTAACTGCCCCGTCTTAGAAAAGAGAATCCGCGAGTTGGAGGGGGCCATCCGGGAGCATCGGGAGTCCAGGGATATGTCGCGGTTGTTCGCGGCGGACGCCGTGGCGGACACGCGACTGTGGGCGGTGATCGAATGACTCACGTTCCCCTTCGCCGCCGTTCCCTTCTCGCCCGCATCGTCTATGCTCCCCGCGCCTTCGTGGGGCACTATCGGATATTGAGGATCTGTGGTCATGGAGTAATTACCTCCGCGCAAGTGGCGGCACTATTCACCCGAGGATTGTTCGGGTGAGGGGGGAGAACTAGCGATGGAAGCGGAGAAGATATCGAATGGCGCGACGAAGATACTTGTATTCCTGTCGGCCTCGGATATCGGCCTCGACCCGGCGGAGAAAATCGCGGCCCTGCGATCGGCGGCGGACATCATCCAACAAACCCTCCAAGCGGAAGCGTTCAAGGCGTCGATGGCGAGCCTTATGAGAACCTTAATGGGGCCGTCAGGACCAGTTAATTGAAATTCTCATCCGCAGAGAACGCCCTGAATTGGGCGGAAACGGAGATCTCGGTTCGGGAGGGCGGGAAAACGAGTTGCCGTGAGGAATACAATCAGGGCAATGGGTTCGTTATCCCGAAGGATTACAATATCCTTGACGCATACCAGATCCGCAAGGAGTCCGAGAAGGCGTGCAAGGCGGGGCACCCGTGCCCATATCAGCGATACCGCTGCTTATTCGAGGTTTACTTGCCCGATCCGCTGATACAATATCCAGAACCATCGGAGAGCGAGCGACTGCGGCAGGATGATTGCAAGGCCGAGTTCGAGCGGTTGTTGAAGATAAAAGGGTATTTAGAAAAGTGAGGGAGGGGCCATGTGCGGATCAGACGACGACTTGTATGAGCGTATCAACGTGTTGGAGGAAGAGAATGAGCGTTTATTGGAGGCGGCCGAGTGGGTATGTGGCGAAATAAATAAAATGTATGTTATTGCCGAGGACGGGACGGAAGATTACAAGTATATCAACTGGAATTTGGCCGGGATACTTACCGAACTTGGCCGCCGAATGGGGAAGGAGGAGCGATGATATGGAATTGCTTTAAGTTCTTTGTAGTCTATACCCTCGTCGGGCAAGGGATCGCCGCCAGTGGCGGGGCGCTCATGTGGCTCGTTTCTGGAACGTTTCAACCGTGGGTAGGATATGCGATAGGTTCAATAATTATTACTACGGGATATTCTATTTATGTATTCGTGGACGAAATGCGACAGGGGTAATGATGACAATAAAGAGCGGACAAATGAAGCCCACGATCCCGGAGGTCATCGATAGATTCCGCGCCTATTACAAATTGAACCCAGTATGGGGAAGTCTGCATGTCGTATTGGACGATGGGAATGTCAGCGATGCGGATGTGGAGTTCTGTCGGAACTGGGCCATCGAGCATTCCGATCCCGAGGGGGCCGAACTCGCGGAGATATTATTGCGGATGAGCAAAACGCAGCGGAGCAAGATCGGCGATATGGCAGAATGATCCGCATTCCCTCCCCGGAGCATTCCCTTATAAATTACATTCCCTCCAAGGAGGTGGGCACGACATGTTGACGGCCGCGCAAGCGATCCGCAAGGAGTGCCGGTTCTGTAATACGCAAGCGCAAACCGAATGCGTCACGAAGGTATGCAACCTACACCCCGAGGTGTGGACCGGGAAGAGAAGCAAGGTTCGGCAGATCCGGGCGCATTGCCTTGAGTGTGCGGGATCGACGGACCAAGTGAAGTCATGCGACGGCAAACTGCTACGCAAGAACGATAACGAGAATATATGCTATCTACACCCATACAGGGCGGGAAAGAATCCCGCAAAGGCGAAACGGGCCGCAAGTCCCGAACAAATAGCCGCGCTCTCTCGCGCCAGACGCAAAAATACGGCGTAGGATCGACGCGGAAGGCAACGACCGGACCTCCGGGCACCCCTGTTTTCAATTTGTATCCCTCCTCGCGGCGCATTCCCTTTAATTTACATTCCCTTGCGGGGCATTCCCTATTTTTTCCTCTTCAGCGCCGACTTCGGTGTTGTCACCGATATCCTTTCGCCCTTCAACTTGTCGGGTATTGGACCGGAATGGACATCAAAGGGGCAGACGGAATCGGCGGATCGGCGGCGGCCGACCTCCAGTGCCTTTTTCTGTTCGTCGGTCAACTTCACCGGCTCCCATCCATCACCCTTTTCGATGCCACTTACGATATCCTCTCGGATATTCTTGTGTTTCACGGCCCCTCCTTTCGTCTGCATTCCCTTTATTTTCTATTCCCTTACGCCGCCACCTTCCCCTTAGCCCTTTCCAGCGCGGCGTGTCTCATGTACGCCGACACGGATCTCCCGTCTGCTTCCGCCGCCCGCTTGACCGTTTCCCACTCCTCCGTTGACATCGTGATGATTATGCGCTTGTCTCGTTTCATATTCCCTCCGGCGCAGTTTTTGACCCATTTATTCCAATATGGCGCTCAAATTGGAATAACATATCCGTAAATCTATTCCGGGCCGCTTTTATTCCCACTACCTGGTCCTCGCGGGCCATTATCAACAGACCGTCAAGATATTCAATGGATTCAATGGTTCCCATGTTGTGCTCATCGCAGAATTCGATAAGATCGTCTGCCGACGGTGATGTATAGCGTTTCGTTTTCATGTCCCCTCCTGTTTTATATTCCCTCGCCCGGCATTCCCTTTACAGATCCCCGAACGCGAACCGTACCCATCGGTGATACATCAGCATCCACCGGAAGGTATCTCGCAGCGGCACCTGTTTTCCTGATTCCCTCCACCAGGCTTCGGCGTGATCGGCGAGCGTCATTGACATTTCATTCCCTCCCTTCGTCGGCGGCGACACGCAAGAAAGAGTCGTATCCGGTCCGGCGGGCTGCTTTGCGGGCCAACTCGTAGGACTTGTGCTGGGATACCACAGTCCCGCGCTCGCCCAATCGACAATCGTATTGCACTATCACGGCCCATCCGGTTATCGGTGCCTCGTGATCCTCCGGGCCGAACAGCGCGTTTTCCTGTTCTTTCGTCATCTTTTCCATCTCATCCTCCTTTCGTCTGCATTCCCTTCGCGTCGCATTCCCTATTTGTAGCTACGATATTTCACCCCGCGAAACCCCCCGGACAAGGGGGTTTTGTTACCGATTCTCCTTTCCCTTTGTATTCCCTTGTTATTCCTCGAAGTTATCCCCGACGATCTCTTTCCTGTACGCATCGGCGTAAACGTCGCCCCTCCAGGAGTTTTCCCCGAACGTGACATTCCCTTCCGCGAGCATTCCGATGTCCAGAACGGCGGTATTCCCTTCGCCTGGAAAGCATACGATCACCTTCCGGCCCTTTCCCTCCCGGACGATGCCCACAGAGAAACCATTCCCGCAAACACCGTTCCGATGGTAGTCCTTTGCGATGATCTTACCTTTCGGCAAATTCCGCGAGTACGTAGTCATTTTATATTCCTCCCTTCAGGATATATTCCCTTAATTAATGCGTCCTTACCGGCATCAGTAGCCCGTTGAATGTTCCCTCGCTGGACGTATTTCCCGTAACGTGCATTACCGATTCCTCGCCGGAAAAGCGGAAGCGCATGTATTGTGTTTTGCTCCCGGTGAGGACGGAAAGCGCCTTCTCAAACTTGCGTATCTTATCGGACGCAATACCGATCGACGGGATCGGCTCTTCGATGCGGCAGGAAAATATCTGCTGCCAGTCGGGGAAATCATTGTCGAGATACGGCGCCTCGATTGTCTGGCCGAAGTATTCCATCTTGACGGTCCCGTTTAATGACACCTTGACGGCCCGGGCATGTTTCCCTTTTGCGGCATCTTTCAGGATGGAAATAAAGTTGGCAATCGGGATTTCAGCGGATTCGTATCCCGCCGCGCCGTCAAACCATTCGATTGACGATTCGCCGATTTCAAACAATCCCATCAGATGCCCGTCGGTTGCGACGATGCGGATATTCCCGTCCCGTTTTTCAAGGTGTAATCCTCGGATTTCATTCCGTACCGCTTCATCCCCGACCAGGTGAGACATTCCCAAAAGTACGTTCGCCGGTACTGTGAAGGTCGCGTCCATTTTCATTCTCCTTTCAGATTTTATTCCCCTTGCTTTCCATTCCCGGGGGATTCCCTATTCGCGGCTCCACGTGGCGTCATTGTCCGGCGTCTCGTTGCGCTCGATCCGGCCCCACCCATCCCGGCCATAGGGCTTAAGGGCTTGACGGAGCGCGGCCCGAGCCTGCGCGTCATCGGTTGCGGATGTCGGGATAATATGCCCCTGCTCGTTGCCGATCTCTCCGACCACAATACGATACCTTGTCATCTTCAATTCCCTCCTTTAGATTGTATTCCCTTGTTTTGTTAGAACTTTTCTCCCATATCGGCCCGGATGTTATCGATGCAATCTTGACACAATGGGACGCCGATAGCGTTTCCCTTACCGTCGGTCCGACCGTCGATGGTGTAATAATCAATCGTTCCGTCATCCTCCTGGCATGATTCGCAAACGGGACGCATAACCCATGCGTGAGGATTCCCCATCAATTCCCCGATGATCGGACAGCGTTTTACTTCGGGCATTCCCTTGACATAATCATCCGTTTTCAATTCCCGCAAGGCGCGGAGGATAGATTCCAGGTCGGAAGGATTCCCGGCGCGGGGATCGGCCAGTAAGTTTTCTACATCTTCAATCAATGCGGCACGCTCGGCCATGCGGGACATATTTCCTCCTTTGTTTTGTATTCCCTGCTACCTGATAACCTCAATCGTCGTTTCCGCATCGCGTTTCCACGTTCCGTTTTTCCTGTAGTGTCCATCGACGCGGTTTATCTTCCAGTTCCCACCATTCCGGCCCGCGATATTCCTCCGTGCCTCTTCGATGGTTCCGTACCCCGGGACGTATGCGAAACAGAAATCGCCCCGCGTCTCGACAGCGACGTAATGCGATGCGGTGATTTTCGCCATGTTATTCCCTCCTTTAAAATGTATTCCCTTGTTTTGTATTCCCTATTCGACCTCAAACATTACCGATCCGACGGTATTCCCGTTCGAATCGCGGACATTCCATTTTCCGCGGCGGTCGTCCTCGATATGCTCCAGGATTCGCTGGAAGATACGACGGTATTCCCTGATTCCATTGTCCTCGAATGCGGCGTTATCATCCGAAAATGTAATGGTGATTTTCATAGTTATTCCCTTTCCGTGTCGTACAGCAAGGTTTTGAAATCGTCGCCGAATAGACGTTTCAGGGATTCCGCTTGTTTCTCACATACCTTGTATGTCTTTTCCGCCTTCCGGCTGTCCGTGTCGTACCCGTATTCCGCGCACCAATCCTCGAAGCTCCCGGCATTGTCGATACCGGCCGCATCGGACGCAAGGCAATCAAGAATGTCGGCCAGTGTCGGTTCCTTTGTGTGCGCCGATCCCTGCGAGAAATAAGTTGTTAATTGCTTATTCCCTCGCCGGATGGTACATTTCCAGTGAGTGGCGGACCGTTTCCAGCCATCATCGGCCGCCATGTTGGGGTTATCGGCGACATATTCCGGCGGATCCATTCTCACCTTGCGGGATTCAATGAACCGTGAAAGTTTCATTCCCCTTCCTCCCTTCGGTCTGTATTCCCCTGCTTATAGATCCTTTTTCCTCGAAACGTCCGCACATGTAACGTGGTACTTTTCCCGATTATTCCTCATATCATCCATGAATCCGGAATAATCCTTATCTGCTCCACTCTTGAAATGTTCCCCAGTCCGCGGGAATATACCGGCATCCATCAGGATTTCATGTGCGGACTGGAGATACTGTTCCCCATATCCATAGGCGAAATCCGCGCGGCCGATATGCTTACCATCCACGTTGACGGAGACCGAATGATAAGTATTCCCGTATTTCCGATCAAACCAGCGTTTCGCGTCGATGATAATCATTTCCTGAATCCTCCTTTTTATTTGTATTCCCTTTCCGCGGTATTCCCTTTCACGCTGCGTCTGATATTCTATGCGCGAATCGATTCCGTAATTCCATTGGCAACCAGTGGATCGCAAGGCGCGGCCGGTTCAGGTCGCGGGACGCCCGACGCATGTCGTTGAACCATTCCGGGCAGTCCTTCCGGCCGCGGGGGGTTTCGTTCCTGTTTATTTTTCGGTTCAAGCATTCCACGAAAAACCGGCTCCATTCCTCCCGATCGTATGACGTGCACCAATCCATAGGTACCTTCCCGTCCGGATGTTCGGTAAAGTATCGTTTTATGGCGAACAGATTCCGGACCGATGGGGAATAATAGTTCATGGTTATTCTCCTCCTGGTTTATGGGTTAGTATCCCAACTTCCGGCGCATCTCGCGGCGCATCTTAATGGCGAACATCGGCCGGTCTGCATGGGATCGGATTCCATTCCAGTACAGCATCGGCCGCATTCCTTCGTCTTCTATAACGTGGAAATCACGGCCGGAACGGTATCCCGCGAAAATTGCAGGATGGGCACAGGTAAAAAGGCGGACCTCGATTTCCCTTCCCTGCGAATCATAAGTAATTAATCGCGCCATCTTCTTTCCTCCTGGTTTATTTTGCGCGCAATACGATAAGCTCGGATTCCCTAACAGAGAATGCTTTCCCGTTATCCCATCGGACCGTGTAATAGTTATCGCCCGCCGCATCGTACCATCGCTCGTAAACATTGCCCACCAATCCACCATATTGCACCTTAGTTTCGGGCGCCAACTTGTGCGGCCGGAACTTCTTTTCCTTACTTGTTCGCCACATTTCTTCCCCTCCTATCCGATAATAAACATGCAAACCGTAAACACGTAGAAACATGCGGCGCCGAATGCGATGAATCCGGGGAGTACCAGTAGACTAAGGGCGAGGTTCATGTTGATTATCTCCCTTCGCTGTCGATGATCCGGTTATCGTGCAAGATCGCGGACACAGCGGCCGAAGATACGCCGAAAAACCGGGCGCCGAATTCTCCCTCCATGCTTGCACAGTCGAACATGTTCATTTTCTTTCCCTCCTCTCGTTTTATGTTTCCGTCGGATCCGGGAAGGTCTCGCATCGTCGACGCTCCGTTTATTCGTCGAATCGCCCGGACTCTTGCCTATATATGATGCATACATGATGCCATTGTAATATACCATATAAAGCATTGAATATAAAAGGAATGCAATAACGTAATCGGTGCAAATTGTAAGGTTATCCGACACTCAATGTCAGGGTATTTTACATACGTAATAATATCATATAGATATACTGTAAAATAATCCGACGATATATGTCGGGATATTTTACAGTTTATGGGCTAATGAGTGTGAATATCGAAATGATACGCAATCATCCGGACCGGCTGAAAATAAATATTGGAGACTGGGGCTCAAGGAATGCGGCGCCCATAGCCCAGGAGCCCCCAGGATCGAGGAACGGGATACCCTCGACCATCCGGACGGTCGGATCCGTCGACCTGGTACGAGCGGGTACGATACCGCGGGAATATAGAACAGTGGGATACCGTTTTAATGTACGATGCGTCGTTTCATAATGGGGTAAGTGGAATAATGCGGGATGTGTTGTACTGTACGATAGAACGTTATAGAATAGGGAAACATAAACGAATACAGGTACTTGGGAGGGGGGGTCAAGCCTCTGCAACGACAGCCCCGGCAACCGGATGGTCCCAAGAATGCTAGCATGCGCGGTTCGCAACTTTGGTCCCCCTTTTTTGCGGATTTCGCCAGATTGTGGCGGTATTTTACAAATATCATGCATAATCAATGGGTTGGTGCTCCGGGCGTCTGTGCAACCCCCCGGGGGGGCTGGCGGAGCGTGAGGCGGGTTCGGCAGACTTTGGTGGGTTTCGGTGGCCTCACGCGGGTGGGGGTATTTCTCCCCCGGGAACCGCTTTGACTTGATTGCCGTTTGTGGTATACTTTATTTCTATGATCTGCCCCCAGTGTAAGAGGGAATTTGAAGGCCGCAAAAGGAAATATTGCGGGGAGAAGTGCAGGTCGGACGCGAACAGGGAAATGTCAAGGGAACGCAGTAGGGCGCACCGTGGGCCGAATAGTGCTGCGGCAAACGCCTGCCTCCAGTGCGGCGCGGAGTTCGCGGGGCGGAAGAAGAAATACTGTTCTTGCGAATGCAGAAGAAAATACGACAATGAATTTTTCCGCAAGGTTAGATCCTATGGCGAAAGAAATTGCGGCTTATGTGGGCAAAAATATACGGTGCGATTTAAGAAGCAAATGTATTGCTCCCACATTTGTTCTCGCCGCAGGATCGACGCTGAAAGAATAAAGCGGAACCGCCCCGTTGTCGATGGAGTTACGATGAAGCGGTGTTGGGTCTGCAAGGAATACAAGGCGATGACCCCGGACAATTATTACAACAGCGCCAGCGCGTGCGACGGTTTTGGCAACACATGTAAGCCGTGCGCGACCGCGAAACAGCTAAAATACATAAAGACTCCCGCCGGGAAAGCCTACAAAAAGAAACAGCGCATCGTCCACGCCGCCCAAGATAGGGCGCGGCAAGAGCGGAATAAACCCCTTCGTCGGGCGCAAGAGACAGAACGAAGAAGAACCGATGTCCATTTTAATATCAAAAACAGGATGAGATATTTGATATTTAGTTCATTGAAGCGCGGGAAAGGGGGCAAGAAGTGGTCCACCCTTCTCGATTACTCCCCCGGCGACCTGAAGACACACCTGGAGAAGCGGTTCACGAAGGGGATGACTTGGAAGCGTTTTCTCAATGGCGAGATACACATTGACCATGAGATCCCGGTATCGGCATTTAACTTCACTACGGAGTATGACATCGACTTCAGGCGATGTTGGGCGATCAGCAATTTGCAACCCATGTGGGCAGAGGCAAACATAAGTAAGAGCAACAAATTATCCGCCCCCTTCCAGCCAGCCCTCGGCCTCGCCATAAGCGCGTAGCCCCCCTTGACATTGCCGCAATGATATATTATTATTATCTCGTCATGGCGAGGACGATCGAGAAGGGCGATTATGTTCTGGCGACGAAGTGGCCGGATGGTGATCCTGGCGATCAGTGGGCTGTTGGGTTTTATGATGGGCGCCGCGGGGATCGTCACTTTGTTGTCGACGATACGGGAAAGCAATTCCGGTTAAATGGGTTCCGCAGGGCGGAAAAATTATCGTACGCCCGAGGACGGTTTATTATTGTCCACCTACCCGATATTGGCCATGGCGGGAGGAGTCTCTGGTGGTGGAAACGGGTCTCAATGAAATCCGCGGGGTAGGAGGGGCAATGCCGATTACGACTTGTACCTCATGCGAGAAAGCGTATGACGCATGGAGCGAGGAATCCGCGAATGAGCCGGGGAGACTGTGCCCTGAGTGCTATGGCGGGGAGGCCAGGGATGCCGCCCTCGGGTTGCACGATATGGCGAAGGATTTAGACAAGGAGAATGCCGCCCTCCGCGCCCACTTGGACGCGATGGGTGCGTCACTGCGGATATATTTCCACGCCCATGAAACAGGAAACTCCGTACCGCCTTATCTTGTTGAACAAGCGCGGGCCGTCTTACGCGCTTACAGGGAGGGGTGATGTTGCCCGAAGAGAGGGCGTTGAGGGAGTGGGCGAATGATGGGACCATCCAGCGAAGGAGGAAAATAAACAAGGCAATCTCCGCGCTTATCTGTGCCGTGCGGGAGGAGGGCGCGAAAGCTTGCGAAGAGGCTACGGGGAGCAAAACAGGGAAGGGGTATGCCGTTGTTGTCAGGGGGATTAAATGAGCGATTACCCAACAGAGCCGTGTGTTCGGTGCGAGAAGAAGGACGCTAAGATTGACGCTCTTGGTGCGAAACTCCTCCATCAAATAAATGAAGCATTCTCTCTCTTGGAAAGGTGCGTCAAGGCGGAGTCCCGCTGTGCGGAACTCGAAAATGATTTGTATGGCCACCTGACGCTGGAGCAATCGCATGTCGAAGTGTGCGGAATACTTTGCACGGTAAGGGACGAGGCGGAAGCCTCGCTTGTGGATGGATACCTTTCCGCCAAGGGGTTGCTGAAGATTCTTAATTCAACCGCGCCATGTCGCCACGCTATTGAGGTGAAGCGATTGCGAGATGCGGTCCAAGTGGCGCAGAAGTGGATGGCCGATAACGTAAGCCTTGGGCAAGCGGCGCCCGATTGCGGACCAGAACCCATCACCATGTTCGACCACGAAATGAACGAAATGGCGTGTCTACTTGCTACCGTGCTGGTAGACGAGGAGGAAATGTAATGGGCGAGATCGCCGACATGATGTTGGACGGGACTTTATGCGAACAATGCGGGGAGTTCATCGACGAAGGCGGAGGGTTCCCGCGCCTTTGCGCCTCATGTTCAAGCGAGGCCGATAAATCAGAAAAGAAGAATGACGTTTTCCCGAAGCGAAAGCCCGGAAAGAAAAAGAAATGAAATACGAATACTGTGCCCGAAGTGGACCAACGCTGAAGGTTGGGGCGACGAGTCCAATTCCAGACGCCGGGGATGTGGAGAACTGGCTTAATTGGATGGCTGCTAAAGGATGGGAGTTCGTCGGTGTGGGAACAAAGCGTTGGAACATGCCCGACATGACGCAGGAGTGGTGGATATTTCGCCGCGAGAGGGAGGGGGGATGACCACTGACGAGCAGAAGGCGTGGGACGCCTTCGTGGGAGTTTACAGGAAATGGCCCTTCGCATTTGGTGACGAAGATACAAGGGATGGCGTGTTTGCCGCCGATGATGAACTGAAGGCCCTCCGCACCGTCGCCTCCCGGATCGACGTAGACGGGTTGGCGAAGGCCCTGTTCGGGAACGAGATGTTATACAGCGATTACAATGCGGAGAGCAGGACCGGGCCGGTGCCGAAAATATGGGAAGACGTGTCTGAGGGGGACAAAGGGTATTTTAGGGAGATCGCCATTACGGTGGTCGCGTACTTGAAGGAGGGCTAATGGGCGGACGATTGATCCATTATTGCGGGGCTTGCGGGTACGAACTGTTCGGCGATATGGAATGCCCAAAGTGCAGTCCAGGCAAAGAGGACACCCCGATGCTTACCTGCCTCCGCTGCGGATATTCTTGGGTTCCCCGCAAGGAGAAGCCGGTCTCGTGCCCGGAATGCAAGACGCGAAAATGGGATACCGAGAAGCCGAAGAAGTATCAAGAAGCCGAAGAAGGCGAGGTGAAATAAGATGACCGAAAACGAGGCGCTGGCAACCTCCAACGGGTTTGTGGACATGGATGGAATGCTCGGCTATTTCGGGTTTCAAGCGGCCAACCATCTTGTCGGCACCGGGAAATATGTGTGGCAACAGGCCGGCTGGATGGGGTATGTCATCAGAAAGGCGCCCGAGAAGCCGAAGAAGTACGGGGAGAAGGAGAATGAATAATCGACTGTACTGCAATGTGATCGTTACCGAACAGGCGATTGCGGATGCCGCCATTGATATGGAGCGTTTCGCAAAAGCGGACCTATCCAGGAAGGTCGCCGTCGCAATTATTGACCGTTTTATCGAGTCAAGGTGGTTGCCATATCAGAACAAAGTGAAAGCAGATCGTATCGGGGGAGGAATCGTCCCTTTGATGCCCAAAGAGAAGGAATACTCCGTAGACATTGTAATTCTCACCCCGGAAGAATATTGCGAATTGGTAAGGAAGGCCGCAGAACCCTTGTGGCCGCCATAAATTTAGTCGGTTCTGGAGCAGGGGCGTGGGTGGCGCAGTATATCTGTGTTCCGCGCATTTTCGCCTCCCCCCAGGATGTACCAGAAACGGTACACCGCCCCGGTGCCGCCCCGCCGCCGTAAGTGCACTTGACATCGGTGTACCGATTGTGGTACAATCTGTCCGTTGGCTCGAACTGTCTCTACAGTTCGGGCTTTTTTTATGCCCACGACCCCGTGTGGCCATGAACCTCAAGGGGCGCAATCATACAACAGATGCCACCTGATTGACGGGCGGCTGCGGGGGCCGTGGACAAAATTATGTACGAAATCACCGGGACATGTAAGGTGACGAACAAGCGCGTTCGCGTGGCGATCGCGGATAGCATCATGGAGTTGCGGATCATCCTTCGGGAGGAGTGCAGGAATTATTATCAGATATCATTTACCCGCCTATGCCCGTAACACACCCTTTCAACCAGGATCTGGTCGCCGAGCTCGCCGACGAAAATGTGGTCCTCCAAGCGTTGTTATCGGCAGCGACCGGCGTGTGGTTCAGCAGTGAGGATGACGATCTCGAGCCGGAGGCGGTTGATTGATGGCTAAAGTTCCCGCCCATAAGTCTCACCTGGCGTTGGCGCAGGAGTTTTACAGCCGGTATCAGGACCGGATTGCGCACGGGGTGGCGACGTATGGCGAGTTCATCCCCAGCAAGGATAAGCGGTGCATGTCAAGGGAGGCGCAGGAGGAGATTCTGGACGGGTGCGGTAGTTATATGGAGTTCCTTGAAGCAAAACGCCCAGACCTGACTTCATACATACAAAAAATTAGGGCCAAGGGAATACTTATTTACGGGGAGTTGAAGAAGTTAGAGGAACTTGAATTACAACCCGAGGGGAAAGAGAGGACCCGCTGAGAGGCCAAGAGTTCAGGATACCGTACAAGGTCGGGCAGACGTTCCGGTTCATCCCGTTTGGCGACATTCACCTCGGCCACAAACTCTCGTCCATCTCCAATTTCCAGAAAGAAGTCATCGATAAATACAAGGACGACAAGGACACGTACTTTCTGGACATGGGCGATGGTTGCGACATGATCTTGGCGCAGACGCACGACCCGAGATTCAAAGCATCGATGGTGGACGAGTCGTACCTCGCGATCGACAACCCAGTAGACAGGCTCATCTCGGATTACTGTGACCTCCTTGCTCCCATCGCATCTCGCGTCATCGCCATGTGTGATTCAAATCATCACCTCGAACTGATGAAGCGGACGGGAACGAATGTGACGCGCCGAATCGCCGAGAAGTTGTGGGGCGATAAGGTAGCGAACACCCCGCTGGTCGGCCGCCTTCATAGTTACGCCGGTTTCCTGAAGACGCGGTTCTCCACTTCTTCCGGGCATCGCAATACCCGCACGATCGTCTGGTACCTGTCGCATGGCATAGGCGCGGCGGGGAGGACTCTTGGAGGCCCCAAGACCACGGTAGCGAACGTGGCGAAGGGCCGGATAGCGGATATCTATTGTTTCGCCCACAACCATCAACTATGGAGCGACTGCAATCTTCGGCTTGGGATGAACGGCGGCGGAAAGATCACCTCCGAGAAAGAAATCCTGATGAACACCGGCTGCTACAAGAAGTCCCGGTCGGACAACCAAGATACATCTTGGGAGGAGCAGCGAGAGTTCGCGCCGAACGCGATGGGGCATGTTGAGGTATATGTTCGAGTGGAACGGGCCAGCATGGATGTATACACAGTAAACCGGATGCTGTTGTGAAACGAGGTGGGAAATGGCAGGTGAGTGGAGCATAACGATCACGCCCGTTCACGGGGGCGAGGACTGCAAGATCCGCACAAGCGACGGGCAGGAGTTCGTCGTGAAGGGGCTGGCCCTGTTCGCCGACAGCGGTGGCGGCGAGGGGAATCTCTTTTCCTTCTACTGGAATAGCCCGAAGGTGGCCGCCTGTGCCCTGGTGCGCTCCTGCGCGGAGTCCATACGCCGGGAAGATCCGTTTGCCCTGAAGTTCTACCAGACCATGTTTTATCAGTTCGCCAAGATCACGGGGGCGCAGAACGCCGTGCTTACGCCCGAGGATGCATTGAAGATGTTCGAGGCCAAGGAAGTGTACGACGCCATGAAAGATCCCTCGAAGTTCAACTAAATGCATTGGGTATGGGCGTTGCTGGCCCGCCTATGCCCGGAACCGTCGTTATATGACTCATGCCTGCTGCTGGACGATACGGAGGCGATGTGGGCTTTCCTGTGCCTAACCCTCGTGGGTTTGTTTTTCGCATTGTTTGTAAAGAAGCCCAATAAATGAATTTCATACAGATGGTGGCTTACCATCAAGCGCACCATACGGGCGATGCTCCGTGGCGATGCGTTGTGTGCGACAAATTGACCGCCATATCCGAAGAAAACCTGTTCTCCCACATGGCGCAAGTACACGGTTGGGGGAAGGCGATGTTGCGGCAGGAGGGCGACGCGTTGTTCCTGTATCCACCGGTTGAGGGAGTGGGGAAGGAGTTCAACTAATGCCGATCGCCCCCCGCCACCCGTGCTCCGGCGCCGGGCCGCGCCGCGGCAGATGCCCGAACCTCGTTGCCCGGGGGATCTCCTGTTGCGTCGACTGCCTGCCATATCTGAAGCAGCAGACCCGCCGGTACGATGTGGAGCGGGATCAGACCGATCAGAGAAAGTTCCTGCACAGTCGGACGTGGAGGGCGGTCCGCGAGATGAAATTGAGGCGCAGTCCGCTCTGTGAAGAGTGTGAGCGGCAAGGGAAAACGACGGCGGCGCAACTCGTTCACCACCGCGACCGCGATGAGACAAATTCGGCAAGCGAAAATTTGCTCAGTCTTTGTACTTCATGCCACGAGGAGATCCACAAGGGAGAGCGTTGGGGAAGATGACCCCCGCGGTATCGAAATATAGATGCCAGAGATGCGGGTTCGAATTTGAGCGTAAGCGCCCCGGCATGGTTACATGCCATCAGTGCGGGAATCTCTACATAGATTGGCTTAATTGGGAAGAGGTAATCGCAAGTCTGGGTCATTATTATGCCCCCAACTGGCTCACATGGGATGACATGGTAAAAAGCGGCAGGGCTACGGCAGGGTAACTCCGACTCCGTAGCGGAATCCTTACGGGAGATACCCGCCGGCAGCGTGCTGTCGGCTCAATAGGACTGCTCCCTGACGAGGGCGCGGTCCTTTTGCTTATTATCGTTCCCGTGGAGCCTCTGCCGGATAGTGGGGCAAGCGCAAACGTCACGGGCTTGGGTGGGTATCGGCGCGGCTTGGCTGACGCTAGGTGCGTGGTCCGGTAGGTGGAAGAGAGCCAAGCAACTCCCCTACTGGATTCCTCCGTGAGTCCCCGTCTACCACGCAGGGCCGATGAGGGGATGCCGGTACCCACCAACCAGTCGGTGACAAATTGTCACCGACTGAACTGTCAATTTGACACTAATTGACACTTCATTGACATTAGACCGCAAGTGGCAATGGTTCTACATTGTCGAACTTACGCCACAACTTGACAACGCTGTCAAGTCGGCACATTTAGACAAGTGCCGACGTTTTGTACGTTTTCACTCTTTCAGCAAACGCTGAAACATGCCCATCCAGTGAAAAACGAGAGGTAACGATGCCGAATCCTGCGGTACCCACAGCCCTGCGGTTGCTTCGCGGCAATCCCGGCAAGCGCCCCCTCCCCGTGGGCGAGCCGCAGCCGAAACGTGTCGCCCCCCCGATGCCCCCCCACCTCGACCCGATCGCCAAGAAGGAATGGAAGCGCCTCGCGCCCCTCTTCGTGAATATCGGCATCCTCACGGAACTTGACGGTATGGCGTTCGCGGAACTGTGTACCTCTTATGCGGCCTCCGTCCGGATCGCGATGGCGCTCAAGGAATGCGGGTATAAGGTGCTCGCGGAGAAGCATTCGTTCCTTGAGAAGAAGGACGATGAGGGCCGGTCGGACGAGGTGATGGCGGTCGAGTTGAAGATCAACCCGCTGTTCGCGCAACAGAGACTCGCATCGCAGACCCTCCGGTTCTGGTGCAACGAGTTCGGCACGACCGCTTCCTCGCGGGGGAAGATCAACGTACCCGGCGGCGGGCAGGTCGATCCACAAGAAGACTTTCTGAATGGCAGATAGTTTGATCCATCAGGGCGATTGCCTTGAGGTGATGCGGAAGATGGATGCAGACTCCGTGGACTCCATCGTTACCGATCCCCCCTATGAACTCGGTTTCATGGGGAAGAAGTGGGATTCCTCCGGCGTGGCGTACAGCGTGGACGTGTGGGCCGAAGCGTTGCGCGTCCTAAAACCAGGAGGGCATCTCCTCGCGTTCGGAGGGTCCCGCACCTATCACCGGCTGGCGTGCGCGATCGAGGATGCGGGGTTTGAGATCAGGGATCAGATCCAGTGGGTGTATGCGTCAGGATTTCCCAAGTCATTGAATATCGGTTGTAAATGCCGGGGAGATGCGCTACCATATAACCATGAGAAAGACAATAAGGATCAGATTGAACTGCGCGACGTGCGGACGGATTCTATGGAAATTCCCCTGTTGGGCGAAGCGGACGAAAGCCCACTTTTGCAGTTACAGGTGCAACGGGATTCAGCGCGGGAAGGAGTGGGCGAAGCACGGGTACAAGGGGCCACCCGCCAGAAAGACATTCACTCCAATGTGCGGCCCGAAGAATCCCGCGTGGAAGGGCGGGGTGACGTACAAGAGGCCTCACGGGAATTACAAGGGCGTGAAGTATATCCGATGCCCGGAGAAGTTCAAGGTAATGGCCCGGAAGGACGGGTACGTGATGGAGCATCGCCTGATAATGGCCGAGAAGATAGGAAGGCCCCTGCTCCGGTCGGAAGTGGTGCATCATCGGGATCACAACCCCGCAAACAACGCCAGCACGAACCTCCTGATGTTCAATTCAAACGGGGAACACAAGAAGGCCGAGCCGAAACTTGCCCGAAGTGCGGGGGCCTGATTCAGTACAAAGGATTTGGCACAGCCTTAAAACCGGCACACGAACCGCTTGTTCTCGCCCGCAAGCCCTTGATCGGCACCGTCGCCTCGAACGTGCTGGCGCACGGGACGGGGGCGATCAACGTGGACGGATGCAGGGTGGATGCGCCGGGAGGGAAGATCGAGGGGGGTTGTAAGGGAACGTCCGCGCTTCACAACGGCGGGATTACCATCCGCGCTGGAGTTGACCAATCGCAAGGCCGCTGGCCCGCTAACGTCATCCACGACGGGAGCGAGGAAGTAACGGGGTTGTTTCCCGAAACGGGTTCCCCCAAGGCGGCGAGAACCGGGAAACGCGGGGGCAGTTCGTGGCATGGACAGGGCGGCTTAGGGTCGCCAGAGAAAGAAGGTACTTGGCCCGCCGATACGGGCGGTTCCGCCGCCCGGTTCTTCTACTGCGCGAAGGCGAGCAAGAGCGACCGAGGCGAAGGGAATAACCATCCGACGGTTAAGCCAACCGATCTGATGCGCTACCTCTGCCGCCTCGTAACGCCTCCCGGCGGGGTCGTGCTGGATCCATTCGCGGGGAGCGGGAGTACGGGCAAGGCAGCAATCGCGGAGGGGTTCACGTTCATCGGCATCGAACTGAATCCAGAATACGTGGCGATTGCGGAAGCGAGAATCGGAACCATGCAACCCCTTTTCGCGGCGGTCTGAATGGCCGCTGATGCCTGTCCGGTCAAGCAATACGCGGAGGATGTGGGCAGCGGGAAGATATTAGCGAACCGCTGGGTGCGTCTCGCATGTAAGAGACACCTGAAGGACTTGGAAGACGGCCCCTCGCGGGGTCTTTATTTTGACCATAAGACGGCGATGCGGGCGATAGAGTTCTTCCCGAAACTTCTCGTGTTCTACGAAGGCGAGTGGGATAACAAGCCGTTTCACCTGATGCCGTGGCAGAAATTTATCGTCGGCAACCTGTTCGGTTGGAAGTCGGAAGATGGATTCAGGCGGTTCCGTACTGCATATATTGAAGCCTCGAAGGGCGCGGGGAAAACGCCGCTCGCTTCAGGAATTGGTCTATACGGCCTCGTCATGGATGACGAGCCAGGTTGCGAGATTTATTCAGCGGCGACTACCCGCGACCAAGCGGGCATTCTGTTCCGCGATGCCAAAGCGTTCGTTGAAGGGTCGCCCGCGCTCCTGCGCCGCCTGACAGTAGACAAAAGCAACATCGCCTACACGGAGAAAAACTCCTACTTCCGCCCGCTGTCGTCCGAGCACCGGGGGTTGGACGGCAAGCGTCCGCATATCGCGCTGATCGACGAGATTCACGAGCATCCGAACGCACTCGTTGTGGACAAGATGCGGGCGGGGACAAAGGGCCGTCGGCAGGCACTCATCGTAGAGATTACAAACGCCCTTTCGCTCGATACCCCGATCCCGGTGCCCAGCGGATGGGCGACGATGGGAACGCTGAATGTCGGAGATCAGGTTTTCGACGACGATGGGAACACATGCAATGTTGTTGCGGCCACGGACATCATGCGCGACCACAAGTGCTATAGGGTTGTGTTCGATGATGGGACAGAAATAGTAGCCGATGCCGGGCACCTGTGGGAAACCACGCAGGTCCGGGGAAGTATGTCTTGGGACGAAATGGTTGCGGGGCGGAGAGAGGACAATCTTCCAAAACGGGAGCGAAGAAAAGCAGGGGAACCAAACAGGTTAGTCGAATGTATATGCGGTTGCGGTAGCACCTTCTATGAATTTGATGGGAACGGCAGACATAGAAGTTACGTTGCTTCCGGGCATAGGAACAAGCTACGGCAGCGGGTGGGCATAAGATCCACAGAGGAAATTGAAAGAACGCTGAAATGGAGAACGTACGCAAATCATCGCGTGCGCTTATGCAAATCATTAAACCTCCCCGAAGCGGATTTACCGATAGACCCCTACGTCTTGGGTTGTTGGCTCGGAGACGGGAACTCAAAGGATGCGGCCATTGTTGTAACCGACGGTGATTTGGAGATAGTCGATAACATTGTCGCCGCAGGGGTTTCAGTTGGACGGAGAAGGCAAGTCGGGTGTTCCCCCACCCTCGGGATGTACGGGATAGGGGTTACGGGCAGGGGGCGGCAAGATTCTCTTCATTGCACGATGAAGCGAGAGGGACTTCTAAGAAACAAGCATATCCCTCCCGAATACTTGAGAGCATCCATCCGACAGCGGTCGGCGTTGCTTCATGGACTCATGGATACTGACGGGAGCATCGACCCGAGAACGGGGCGTTGCGTATTTACGCAAAGCAAAGAGGAACTATGCTCGCAGGTTTATGAACTCGTAAGTAGCCTCGGAATAAAATGCACGATGTTGCACAGTATATCCGAATTAATGGGCAAATCATTCGACCGGTGGGATGTGTTTTTTTATCCCCCGTGGGGGATGAAGATATTCGGATTAGAAAGAAAGCAACGGCACAACCGAATTAGGCATACCAGAAAAAGGATGACGGGAAACAGGAGAATTGTAGACGTTCAACCAGTCTCGTCTGTCCCGGTAAGGTGCATCTCGGTTGATTCGCCGTCGCACCTGTTTCTTGCTGGTCGCTCAATGGTCCCGACGCACAACAGCGGATATGACCGCCACTCGGTTTGTTACCAACATCACGAGCACAGCGAAAAGATCCTTGAAGGCGTCTTCGAGAACGATTCATGGTTCGCGTACATCACGGGTTTGGATGTCTGCGAGAAGTGTTCGGCGGACGGGAAGACGATCCCGGTAGACGGTTGCCCCGACTGCGACTCATGGAAAGACGAGTCGAAGTGGATCAAGGCAAACCCGAGTCTCGATGTCATCATTCCGCGTAAGTACCTGCGGGAGCAGGTTGCCGAGGCGTCGGAGATGCCGTCGAAGGAAAACATTGTCAAGAGGCTTAACTTCAACATTTGGACAGAATCCGTAACAAAATGGCTATCTTTGGAGAAGTGGAACGCCTGCGGCGATGCGGTCGATCCCGAGGCATTGAAGGGACGGATCTGCTACGGCGGCCTCGACCTGTCCTCCACGACGGACATCACGGCATGGGTACTCGTGTTCCCCCCCGAGAAGATCGGCGGCAAGTATTCGGTCCTCTGCCGGTTCTTCATCCCCGAAGACAACATGCGGGAGCGGGCACGTAGGGACAAAGTGCCCTATGACGTATGGGTCCGACAAGGATTTATAACTGCAACGCCGGGCAACGTGATCGACTACAAGTACGTTCTTGCTCAAATCCAGAAGGACTTGACCGACTACGACTTGGCAGAGTTGGCTTTTGATAGATGGGGAAGCCAGAAAATTATTACTGATTTACAGGATTTGGGGTTTGAAGTAGAGGGCAAATGCAATCTCATTCAATTTGGGCAAGGTTTTGCTTCGATGTCTTCTCCGACCAAGGAATTAGAGAAGATGGTTTTATCGGGCGAGATTGCCCACGCAGGGCACCCCGTTTTGGCGTGGATGGTTTCAAATACAGTAGTAAAAACAGATCCGGCTTTTAACCTAAAACCTGACAAGGAACGATCCACTGAAAAGATTGATGGTGTAGTCGCCATGATTATGGCAATATCAAGAGCCATGCTTAAAAACGACACGACATCAATATATGAAAGCCGGGGTATAGTAGTTTTATGAAGGGTGTGTTATAATACACCAATGAAAACTTGCTCTCGCTGTAAAAAGGAACGATCAATAAAAGAATTTTACGCCAAACCCGGTGGGCACGTTAGCCACTGTAAGCAATGCAGGCGCGAACATAATGCGCGGTATTATCTGTCCAAAAGGGAGCAGAAGATAAGGCAAGCAAGGGAATACGTAGTAGCAAACAAAGAAAAAGTATATGAGAGACAAAAAAGATACCGCGCAAAAAACAAGGAAGCAATAAAGGCAAAGCAAAAGAAATATTATGAGGAGAATCGGGAGGCCCTAAATCGGAGGTCCCGAGAATATCATCAGGAACACACAGAGGAACTCAAACAGGCTGGGAAAGAATATTCGAAGAGGCCCTTGGTAGCGGAAAGACGCAGGGAATATATGAGGAATTACGAAAAACAAAGAAAACAATCGGATCAAAGCTACAGATTAAGCAGGGTTTTCCGGGTCAGGGTCCGCGAGGCATTGGCGGGCAGATGCAAACACTTCAACACGAGCGAATTGATTGGGTGTTCCGTTGAGGAATTAAAAAAACACATTGAATCACAATTTGAGCCGGGGATGACGTGGAAGAACCACACGTTTAGGGGGTGGCATCTCGACCACCGTATCCCGTGCGCATCGTTCGATCTTTCCATACCCGAGCAACAGAAGCAATGTTTCCATTACTCCAATCTTCAACCTCTTTGGGCCGGGGATAACCTCCGCAAGTGGGCCAAGGTAGCCTAACCGCTCCTCAAAGAATGACCTACAGGTCCGCTTCGGCGGACTTTTTATTTTCGCTCCGGAGGATTAATGATCCGACTCACGAAAATATGGGAGTCCATCCGCAAGGCGATCGATCTCCGCGATTGCTTCATCTTCGGCGGCCTCGGGTTGATGGGATACGGCCTCTACCAATTTCGCCCGTGGATCGCCTTCACGGTGTGCGGCGCGATCCTATTGGCGATCGGAATGTTCCCCGGGAAGGATGAGGGCTGATGGGTATTCTCAAGTCAATCCGCGCCCTATCCGTTACCGATCCGAAGAGTTGGGATCGCTCGTTATGGAACCTGCGGGGGTCGCAATCCCTGTCGGGGGAAGTTGTTACCGAAGATACAGCCCTTACCTACTCCGCCGTCTATAACGCCGTCACGCTTTATGGGGGCACCGTCGGGGCGCTGCCATGCCACCTGATGCAGAAGAAAAGCGAATTGAAAGACGGCAAAAAGGTCGAGACGAAGCGCATCGCCGATGACCGCCGGATGTACCGGGTCCTTCACGATGAATTCAACCCATATATGACAGCTATGGCCGGCCGTGAATGCCTGATGACACATGTCCTTACGTGGGGCAACGGTTACGCGGAGATCAACCGAAATGGTTACGGGGAAGTGGTGGAGTTGTGGCCGATCACCCCCGACCGCATTACCCCCGAGATGAAGGGCGGGAACCTCGTCTACAAAATCCGCGTAGACAATCAGGATAAATATCTCCCCCGCGAGAAGGTCCTGCACATCCCGGGATTGGGATTTGACGGGTTCACGGGGTACAGCGTCATTGCAATGGCCCGCAAGTCCATCGGCCTAAGTATGGCGCTGGAGACGTTTGGTGCGCTTTACTTCGGGCAGGGGACGCATCCAGGGGTAGTCGTATCACACCCCGGGGTACTCAAGGATCCGACGAAGTTGCGGGACTCGCTGACCGGCGCTTATTCTGGCCTCGGTAAGACACATCGCCTCATGCTTCTCGAAGAGAACATGAAGATCGAGAAGATTGGGATACCTCCGGAAGATAGTCAATTCTTGGAGAGCCGGACCTTCCAGATTGATGAAGTTGCGAGATGGTTCAATCTTCCAGTTCATAAACTGAAAGAGATGACTAAAAGCTCCTTCTCGAACATCGAGTCGGAGCAGCAGTCATTCTATAGCGACTCCATCCTCCCGTGGCTCGTGCGACTGGAGCAATGCTACAACCAGCAACTTCTTTCCCCTAGCGACAAGGAATATTCGGGTCGAGGGAGGTTGTACTTCAAGCACAACGCGGAAGGCATCCTGCGGGCCGATACTGCGGCAAGGGCTGCGTACTACAACTCGCTGTTCATGATCGGTGCGCTGAGCGACAACGAGATCCGGGCATACGAGGGCAAGGATCCGATCCCTGGGGGTGACGAGCACTTTGTCCCGTTGAACATGGTCCCCCTGAGCATGGTGAAAGAGCAATTCCAGGAAAAACTCAAGCAACAGTTGCAACCCGCATTACCACCCGCCAGTAAACCAACAGAAAAGCCCGTGAGGTAGAAAAATGCCAATGCCCAAGAAGGGTGAGAAGAAAAAGGATTTCATGGATCGCTGCATCCCCATGGTGCTCAAGGAAGGCACGGCAGAAGACGACTCACAGGCAAACGCCATGTGCAATTCCATGTGGGAGGACGGCAAAAAGGAAAAGGAGTCTGCCATGGCAACGAGGGATGACGGCAAAGGCAAAACGAGATGCTGGTTCGAGATCACCGCAAAGGCCGATAAATCCGAGATCTGGCTCTACGACGAAATCGGTAAGAACTGGTTCGGCGAGGGCATCGGAGCGAAAGAGTTCCTTGCGGAGATCAACGCGATCAAGTCTCCGCATATCGATATGCACATCAACAGTCCCGGTGGGGCGGTCTTCGAGGGTGCCGCGATCTACAACGCGATCAAGCGTCATCCCGCCACGGTCCATACATACATCGACGGCATTGCGGCATCCATCGCCTCCGTCATCGCCTTGGCCGGCGACCGGATCATCATGGCGGCGAACTCGCTGTTCATGCTGCACAACCCCTCCGGCATGGCGTTCGGCACCTCGGATGATATGCGGAAGACCGCAGATGTCCTTGACAAGGTATGCGGGACGATGATGGGCGCCTACATGGAGAAATGCGGGAAGACCGAGGCGGAAATAAAAGCATTGATGGATGCCGAGACGTATATGGATGCGGACGAGGCGATGGAGGCCGGGTTCTGCGATGAAGTCGGCCTCGAGATGGACATGGCCGCCTGCGCCAGTTTCGCTCCAGTCTTGGCGAAGTTAGGTTTCAAGCATATCCCCCAAGTCATCAATGGGAAGAAGGAGACTCCTTCTCTGAAAGAATGTGAACACGCCCTGCGTGATGTAGGGTGCAGTCGGAAAGCGGCAAAAACCATTCTTGCGAAAGGCTATTCGGACGGCCTGCGTGATGCTGGCGCGGACGATACAGCCCCCCCGGTGACAGACCCTCCGCCTGGTGTGGAGACGCCTCTGCCGACGCCGATTGTGGCCGCCGCTGTAACTCCAGATCCGCCAATAGTCCCGACGGATCGGTACATGGAGTTGTATCTCAGGGCAGAAAAAGAAGTTCCATCACAATTCTGAAGAGGAGAAATGCCAAATGAAGACCATTTCCGGATACCGCGAAGACCTCGCCCGCCTTGTCAAGAAGGTCGGTGACATCGACGCGAAGTTGGTTGCAGAGGGGCGTGATCCTTCCGAAACCGAGATCAAGCTCAAGACCGAACTCATGGACAACGTCGACGAACTCCAGACGATCATCGCCACACAGGAGCGTCAGGAGAGGATGACGGCGTCATTGGCCGCCACCCCTGCCCCGATCACCCGGCCTACGCCGCAGGGTCATGCTCGGCCGGAAGGTGCCGAGAAGAAGGACAAGTTCCTTTCGTTCGGCGAGCAGATGGCCGCCGTCATGCGGGCGGGTCTGCCCAACGGCCATACCGACCCGAGGTTGTTCCGTGCCGCCGCCGCTTCCGGGATGTCCGAAAGCGTTCCGTCGGATGGTGGGTTAGCGTAAAGCCAGAGGCCCACATGAAACCTCGCTATTTGCTGGAACCCCTTAAAGCCCAAGGTGCTACCTATGCGAAAATCCTTGAGGATGAGGCTACGGCCGAAATAGGCAATCAGCAGGTAACCCAGATTGAAATTGGTTGGCTTGCAGGATTTATAGATGGCGAAGGATATATCGGGATATCAGAATACAAGACCCGCCGATGCCATCCGAGTTATTCGTGTGCACTCCAGGTATCCAACACAGATGAGGCCATGATCTTGAAGGCCAAGAAAATTATTCAAAAGGTTGGCGTGAATCCATACATCAGGACTCACGGCTATGGGATAAGGAATAAGCCCAAGTCGAAGATTGTATGGGTATTGATCGTCCATCGAATGAATAAGCTCATCCCGGTGTTGGAGTTGGTAAATCCGTATTTAACTGGCATGAAAAAAGAGAGGGGCGAATTGGTCCTTGAGTATTGCCAGTCGAGACTGCGGACCTGGATTCCCGGAAGTCATCACAACGTAATGACCGAACGGGAGGCACAGATTGTTGAATCCTGTATTGCCAAGCAAAAACGGGGAACCTCAGAGACTACACGCGAGGCGCAGTTGGCGAATAGCGAATTGAACCGGCAAAAATCCGAAAGCCGGAGAAACAGTTCTGACGGTCGCTATTCGTTGTTTCAAACTGTGATGATATAGTCCGACCCCTTTCGAAAGTCTGGGGATGGATCGTTCTGGTTCAGCAAGATTTCGCGACCGACCTGTTGCAGGACGTGTTCCAGACTGGCGTTCTCGCTTCCCGGTGCCGCCGGCAGCCGATCAGCGGCAATGCCAACAGCATGAAGATCAACGGTGTCGATGAGACCTCCCGTGTCTCTACCCGCTACGGTGGGATCGTCGGCTACTGGGCGAGCGAAGCGGAACTGAAGACCAAGTCCGCCCCGAAGTTCCGCAAGATCGAACTGAACCTCAACAAGCTCATCGGCCTCTGCTACGCGACCGATGAGTTGCTTGACGACGCTGCGGCCCTAGAGGGATTCATCCGTGACGGGTTCGTGGGTGAGTTCGGGTTCCTGATGGACGATGCAATCGTCAACGGAACCGGCGCCGGCCAGCCTCTCGGCATCCTGAACGCTTCGTGCCTTGTCAGCGTGGCGAAGGAGACGGGACAGAATGCGGCAACGATCGTTGCCGAGAATATCGACAAGATGTTTGCACGCCGGTTTGCATCGCAGACGTCCAACTATGTGTGGCTCTATAATCAGACCATCGAACCGCAGTTGTCGCAGATGTCTTATGCAGTAGGTACGGGTGGGATCCCCGTCTATCTGCCTCCGGGTGGATTGAGCGATACTCCGTACGGTCGCATCAAGGGTCTCCCTGCACTGGCGATCGAGCAGGCAGCCGCGCTTGGCACGGCTGGCGACCTGATCCTTGCGAACTTCCCCAACGGTTACGTCATCGCCGAGAAGGGCGGGATCAAGAGCGACATGAGCATCCACGTCCGGTTCATCTATGACGAGTCGGTCTTCCGGTTCGTCATGCGGACCGATGGCCAGCCAGTCCGGGCCTCAGCCCTCACACCATACAAGGGTGGATCGACTCAGTCGCACTTCATCGTGCTCGATAGCAGGGCGTAACAATCAACTGAACGGCAGGGAGTGAACCTCCCCGCCATTTCCATGAAGGAGGAATTACCAAATGAGCATGATTCCCGAAACCTTGCCGGTAATTGTGGCCCTTGATCCGCAGGGGGCAGATGGCATCGCAGATGCGGCGGATTGGGTTTGCCTGAAGAACGCGAAGGGGTGCTGGATCATTGTCCAGCACGCCGGAACCAGCGACAACGATGTGGTGCTCACGGTCCACGAAGGGACGACCGGGACCGGGACCACGGCGATCACCACCGGCGCCGAGTTCCCGATCTGGGTGAACGCGGCGACCGCGACCAACGACACGATGGTCAAGCAGACCGACGGCCTCGGCTACACGATCGACAGCGATGGCGGCGGGTCCTACCTCGTCGTCATGTACGTACCGGCCGCGATCCTGTCCGCCGGGTACGACTGGATCCAGCTCGGCACCGATGCCGGTCACGCCTCGAACTTCGTCTCCGCGCTTTACATCCTCGACGGCGCGCGGTATCAGCAGGCGACGCCTCCGACCGCGGTAGCGTAGTCAATCAACCATAGCAACTGACTGGACGGGGGGCTTCGGCTCCCCGTCCTACTTCTGGCCTGCGGGCCGGTCCCTTGAAGGGACCAGAAGGAGACGTGCATGTCTACAAGATCCAAATGGATAAACGGGATTCTGACGTTCTTCAACGATTCTGCCTTTGAGACGGTCAAGCCGCTCGCGCCTGTAGTGTTCTACGACGACTTCCTGAATACGATGGCGACTATCGCAGCGGCGGGTGTCGAGGGTTGGACCCGCAAGACCACGGGTACGCCCACCACGGCGGGGTTAATCGTCGCTAATCAGCACGGCGGTATCTTCCGGGAAGCTCTTGCGGCTACCAACGAGAAGCAGGAGTCGGGAATTTATTGGGGCGATGCCCTGAACTGGAACATTGATAAGGGGCCGATCTTCGAATGTCGCGCCAATGTAGCAGTTGCGCCGACCGATCAGGCGGAAATCTACTTCGGTTTGGCGAACGCTTACGTCGAAGGCCCTATTGCTGAAGCGGATGCAGGGCCGACCGTCCATGCGTTCTTCTGCTTTGACGGTGCATTGACCCCCACGATCCATACGGACGATACCGCCACGGATAACGACGCCGTAGCGACGGGCGTAACAGCGACGACCGGTGCGTACAACATCTTCCGCATCGACATGACGAACGCGGCGGATGTGAAGTTCTATATCGACGGAGTTGGTGTTGGCACAGGCACCACGTTCGATATGTCTAGCGGCACGAACGTAGTGTTGCAACCGTTCATCATGGCCCACAAGGAAACCGGCACCGGCCTTGGCACGATCAACATCGACTACGTCCGCGTGTGGAGCGGGAGATAAGTCATGGCGACGAAATCAAAATGGGTAAACGGCATTCTGACGTTTTTCAGCGGGTCAACTTTTGAGACGGTCGAACCTCTCGCCCCGATCACGTTCTACGACGACTTCGTAAATACCCAACTCAGGACGGCGGCTACCGGTGTCGAGGGATGGACGGTTAAGCATACCACGACACTCGGAACCCCCGTCGAGGCGATCCGTGCCAATCAACCCGGGGGCGTTGTGACTCTGGAAGTGGACGGGGGGCAGAACGAGAAGGAGGAGGCCGGGATCTATTGGGGCGACGCCCTGAATTTCAATCTCGATAAGGGGCCGATCTTCGAGGCGAGAGTCGCGGTACGACTTACCGGGACGGGTCAGACGGAGATGTACTTCGGTCTGGCAAACGCCTACGTCGAGGGCCCGATCATCGAAGCCGACGCGGGGCCTACGGTCCATGCGTTTTTCGCCTTCGATGCCAACCTTACTCCAGCGATCTACACCGATGACACGACTACCGATACGGACGGAACCGCGACCGGAGTGACGGCGGTCGAGGGGGCGTTCAATATCTACCGGATCGACTGCACAAACGTCGCCGACGTGAAGTTTTACATCGATGGAGTCGGAGTCGGTACCGGGACTACCCACGATCTGTCCGCTAGTTCCAACGTGATGACTCAACCTTTCTTTATGGTCCACAAGGAAACAAGCACGGGCGTCGGGAAACTGGACATCGACTACGTGAGGGTCTGGAGTCCTCGGTAACTAACCACCTGACGGGGCGGGGAGGTAAATTGGACTCCCCGCCTTTATGAAGGGAAACAACAATGACGGTTCGACTCGTAACTGTAATTCAGAATTACATCGGCCTGTCGACGGACACGAAGCCGACCAGCGTCAAGCCGGGGTCGACTTTCTGGGCGTACGACACCGGAACTCTCTTTAAGACGTATGACGGGACGAACTGGATGGCGTACAGCGAGAACTCCGTCGTCCAGCCGGGGTCGATCGACCTCCAGCAGGCGGCGGCCACCTACGACCTGTTCACCGCTACCGGCGGGTCGGTCTACGTCGAATACTTTAGCATCACCCTGCCGAACGTCGACGTGACGGACGACGCGGCCATCACCTCCATCTCCATACAGACCGACACCACGACGGTTGTCACGCTCTTGTCGGCGACGGCGGGCGCGGTGGCGAACCTGGCGGCGAACGCGGCGTTCACCTACGCCACGCCATTCGCCCTCCCGGTCGGCAGCAAGATTCAGTTGACGATCGCCGGTGGAGCGTCGGACGCGGCGACCGTCTGTGTCACCTCCTGCCGGTATCGCGGAATTAACCCCGCCGGGTATCTGGCATAACCCATGAAAAGTAATCTCGTTACCGCACCCACATCGGAACCTGTGAGCGTGGCCGATGCAAAAACACATCTCCGCGTCGATACCAATGACGAGGATGAGTACATCAGCACTCTCATCACCGCCGCCCGCGAACAGGTGGAGGACACTACCCGTCGGGCTATCATGACGCAGACGTGGGATTACTTCCTCGATGAGTGGCCGGACGAGGACTTCATCACGCTTCCACTCGGCAAACTCGCCTCCGTGACCTCCGTGAAGTACAAGGACTCGGATGGCGTCGAGACGAACCTGACGAAGACGCTGACGGCGTTTGCGGACTCCACCGTATCCTCGGGGACCAAGACGAAAGTTACCTCCGCCGCCCATGGGTACGCCGATGGGGATGTGGTCTATATCTCAGGCACCACGAGTTACAACGGCGCGTGGACGATATCGAACGTCGCCACGAACACGTTCGATATCACGACGGCGTATGTAGCCGATGACGCCACGGGGACCGCCTCCACGGAGTACATCGTCGAGATCAATGGGGATGATTACGGAGCGATCATACTCCCGTACGGGTGGACGTGGCCGAGCGATACACTATTCCCGAGCAATCCGATCACGATTCGCTATGTCTCGGGGTGGGCGAGCGCCGCATTGGTCCCATACAAACTGAAGGCCGCGATAAAAATGATTTGTTCGGACTTGTACGAGCAGCGCGGCGAACCGGTTTTCGGAATAGGGCAGAACGTCGTCGAAAATAAAGTTGTGGATCGACTCCTCACCCCGCTACGTCTCTGGGGCGAATTTTAATGCAGATAGGTTCCCTTCGCCATCGGGTCGAGCTCCAATCGCTTTCCTCCTCAGACGATGGAATGGGGGGGACGACAAACGTTTACACAGCCGAGGACACCGTTTACGCGGCGATCTGGCCCACCTCAGCCAAGGAGCAGAAGCAAGCCGCGGCCCCGCAAATGACAATCACGCATCAGATTCGCATCCGCTATTACGAAGGGCTTTCTGCCTCCTGGAGAATTAAGTACGGTACCCGCTACTTCTCCATCGTCTCCATCATTGATTTCGAGGAGCGGCGCATCTACATGGACCTGCTGTGCCGGGAGGTGGCGTCATAAAAAACCTCACGACCGCCCTCTACGGAAAAATTACTGGCTCCGC